TATTCGCTGAAACAGTCTCTATATCGTTTAGGTCAATCATCATCCCGTGACGACCTTCACAGACCTGACAACGGCGATCATCTAGGATTGACAAGAATACAACATGGGAAACTAAACCAGAATCTTTGTAAGTCTGCAACCTTCCGGCGTTATAGGCAAAAGTCAGTTCAGTGCGAGCTATCTTTTCAGCGCGATTTTTAAACCCTCTATCACCTAACTCCGAATTGATCCGCTTGAGAAGTTCGGATCTACTTATCGGTTCCCCTGTTTCAGCTTGGGGTTGAACTGCTGCAAATAGATGGCTTTTAATTTTCCCCCATTGAGTCGAGGAAATATCAGAAGCCAGAGTCTTGGAACGATTAGCAATAGCGTTTTGAGCGGGGACATTTTCTATAGACGCTAATTCTGCGTCTAGCAGATCCTCGTCAAAGTTGGCTGTGTTTGTTCCCTTTTTCTGTTGAAACTTAATTTCGTTACCCCCATGCTTACGTCCCAAGTTCCAACCCCCAAGCCACATCCCGTAAATTGATTTGGTCAATTCAGGAATTAAGACAGCTTGATAGTTTTCAATTGCCTTTGAGTCTTTAGTTTTAATTGCTCCGTCTAAGTCTTTTAATGCTTTGGAGACCACACGACTAAAAGCATCAGTTAAAGTATTAGCCCCGCCATTCTCTAATCTATCCAGATTAATTTTTATCGACTTGGGTTTAACGTAGTCGGGGGTTTTGGCTCGGAATATTGCAGAAGGATTTGGAGAAAAAACAGAGTCAAACATAATCTTTTCGATAATTAAATATTATATCATTAACTAAATAAATCTCTAACCTTCTTAACAGATATCTCCTCTGGATTAAATTGCTGTTGTTTAACTTTTTCTTTGAGTACATCCTGTTCTGACACCCCATCGGAAAACGTAGGGTTAGGACAGGATGATCCAATAATCACGCTATCACCTGCATCGGGTGAACGTTTCAATCTAGCTCGGACGTGCTTCTTACTCTCACAAGCTATCTGTCTATCTTCCCCACCTTTTCCCGATAAGGAATAACGATGGGATGATAGATCCTCAAATACCTGATTCTCAATATCTCCCAAGGGAGCGATCGCTATTTTCCCTAACCTTAACCCGTCCCTGAGTTTCCAAAATAGCTCGGTCTTACGGTTGGAAAATTCGTGGTTATTTTCGGCTGATTCTCCAAATGCACAACCTCTAACCAAGAAACCTTGCTGTTTTAATCGTGCTAATGTCCCTGCACCCACGCCCGTTTTATCAACCGCCGCATAATAAGCACCCCCTAATTTCCTGATCTTTTCAGCAACAATATCAGCGATTCTAATAGTATCAAGCTCATCCCCTTGAGTGGGATATAAGACTACTTCATACAGAACATCACCCCGCCATAATGCAACGGCGTGACTATCCCCCCCATCCCCAACATCAATGCCAAGCCTCCAAGGTGAAATAATAGCCCGTCTATCCCAATACTCAGGATTAAAGTCGTAGCGTTCCCTTGCAGCTTTTAACCAAGTGGAGGGGATGATTCCCTCGATGACATCTTCAGGAAAAATGCCCTCTACCCTTCCCTGCCAAAACACGGAAAACTCGCCTTTATCCTGTCTAACTTCCTCAATCCATTTAAGGGATATAGCGCCGGGGATGACATCACGGGGAAACTCAGGGGGCCATTGATCTTGAGTTTTGACCAATCCATTTGAGTCTAAAAGTTGTAGTGCCACCGATGGCTTTAGTCTATGAATTAATCGAATTTTACCCGATGGGTCTATGGTTTCTTCTAGGTGATATGCCCAGGCGACATTGGGATGATTCCATGCAGGGATTGTTATTGCAGTGCGATCGCAAGCCTTTGAGAATGACGACTGTTTATTCAACGGGTTGCCAATTCTTAATCCCCTGTTACTTGACCCCGTTAAACAACTCTGAAACCCATCATCAATAATGTCCGAGATACCATCGGCTTCGTCTGCAATTAATAGAAGTCGATCCGCGTGTTTACCTTGGAATGAGTTTGTATCATAGTTGCGAGCGGTAAAGCCATAAGCACGGGCGGTTTCTGACTTTCTGACAAATAGCTCCCCCCTGGTTCCCCCTAACTTTTCTTTGTTGCGATCATAGATTTTTCGTATCTCAGACCATAGGATTTGTTTAACCTGATCCTCTGTTGGCGCTGTAGTGATTGCCAAACCGTCAACAGCGAAAACCCACCACAGAACGCATACAGCCGAACCGATAGACTTTCCGACCCCGTGCGCTGCCTTAACGTTTGTTTCTGGGTTGTCTCGGACACTCTCAAGGAATCGCTGTTGATCAACCGTTGGGGCTACTCCGATAAACCGAGAGAAGCCTACGGGGTCATCTTTGAATCGGGTTAAGGAATTATGACCCGACTTGGTTCGTTTTTGCCTCCGTCGCTTCCTTGCTTCTTTTAACTCTTTCTTGAGTCGTTCTCCCTTCTGAATAGCTCGAAGCATAATAATTAATCCTCGTCATCTTCGCCGGAGTCATCGAAGTTTTCAATAATAATACTGAGTTGATAACTGTGTTCATCTATCAGCATGATTGTTTTTAGTCCATCCATTGCATTTTTAGATTGGACATGAATACCTGATTTTGTAGCTTTAGCACAAGCCTTAACTGCATCATTGTCTTTGGTAAGATCCCGATAGGCTTGGTTTGTAACCTTGAAACACTGTGCAGTATTCTCTTTAAGAGCATTTCTAAAAATATCTATTTCACGTTGTCGCTCTAAAAGTTTTTCTCTAAGTTCGATCTTTTCTTGTTCAGACATTGCCCCTAAAACCTCCGCACGTTTATATATTATTCTAGTCTTGGTTTCTTCCCAGATGGGGTGTTTTTTCCAGTATCTAATCACCCTCTCAGATACACCAACTTTTCCGGCTAAATCAACAATATTTAGCCAGGGGTTATCAAGAAAAATCTCAACAGCTTTTTCAATTTTAGCTATATTGAATTTTTTTATGTCGGTAAATGTCGATAAACAGTATTATCAAGATAACATAGGTTAGAAACCTATCTACTATTGAGTTATGACTAAACCTAAAATTACTGAGACAGATATCAGCAAATTGACTCCCGATCCGAATAACGCACGGAAAAGAACGCCCTTATCAGCAAGTGTTATTAGGAAATCATTGGAACAATTTGGGGCGGCTCGAAGTATTGTAGTCGATGAAAATGATGTGATTCGGGCTGGTAATGGAACCTTTGAGGAGGCAGGCCAATTAGGGATTGAGAAGGTCTTAACAGTTGAGGTAGATGGTAATACTATTGTTGCTGTTAAGCGTAAAGGGTTGACTGAGGAACAATGGAAACAATATGCGATCGCTGATAATACCGCTTCTGATTTCTCAACATGGGATTATGAAATATTGAGTGAGTTAACTCAGGAAGTTGATCTGTCTGAGTTTTTCCCTGATGATAAATTAAATGAATTATTGGAACAATTGGGGGATAGCAAGAATGAAGGTATCAATGTTTTCCCTGATTATATCAACATGGATGATCAGGATGTAGAGACAACAGCAGAAAATTTTAGCTCAAATGTTAAGAGAAGTATAATTATTGATTTTCCTGCCGATGAGTATGACGAAGCTAAAAAACTATGTAACACAGCAAAGAAAAAAGGAGAAGATATTGGTGCTATTTTAGTATCTGCACTAAAAGATGTTTTACAATAGAGAACGAACCAGTAACCTGTACAAATGAAAGAACAAAAATTAATAGTAACAAAACATGACTACAAAAGAAATGATAGCCCAACAAGCCTCATTCCGAACGTAGTAGACTCAACTTTATTCCTTGATTCTATCGGTAACAAAGTTGGATTTTATCTCAGGAGTTTGCCGGATGATGTTAATGATGTTTTAGAATATTGCAACAAAGAACTAAGAAGTGACAGAGTACCTAAATCGACAATGCACAGACAATTGCCACTGGGAACTAAAAGCAAGACAGGAGCGTGGGAATATGATACTGTCGAACAGGAGTCTGTGATAATCGGATCTGTACCCGCAAAGCCTCACCAAAGAAGACCTTTTAATTCAATAAGTCAAGTTCATTTAAAAAATTCAGCGTCTGCTTTTATTAAAGGAATGATAGTATTAGCAAAGCTGTCAGAGAATCTGATTAAAGATATTATGCCAGAGCAGTATTTTATTCAGAAAAAAATAATAGAAGAAAATGTTTTAAAAAAATTTAGATTTGGAGATTTATTTACTAGCTCTATTAGCAATTATAATATAGCTGCTAATTATCATCAGGACAATAGAAATCTCAAGAACACTGTAAATGTTATTTACTCAAAAAAAGAAAATGCCAGTGGTGGAAATCTTCATGTGCCAGACTATGATTTAGTTTTTGATAGTGTTGACGGATCAATGATCTGTTATCCGGCATGGGCAAACTTACACGGAGTTACACCTATTTTACCCACCAAGAAAGGTGGATACAGGAATGGTATTGTTTTCTATCCATTAGGAGGTTTGCACAAAGAATAGATAAAAACAAAAGATTCGAGAAACTAACAGGAATTGAGCCTAAATTAATCGGGAAATTGCCAGACTAATTAATATTAATTGTGGTACAATAGTTAATAGAAATCGCCCTTCGCGGTACGTCAAATACCCAAGGGCTGTAAACCTAACATACAGGATCACAATGAATAACTTTAACAAAGAATTGGCTCTAACCTTAATTGATTCTAACACCGAGTTTCCCGTTGACCTTGATGACGCGATGCAATGGTGGGATTGTCGGACTAAGGATGGAAGTCTTACCACTCGACGGCAGTTGGTCGCAAAACTCAAGCAAAGCTTTGATCAAGGATTAGATTGGACTTTTGCACAAATTTATGAAAAAGTCCAAACAGGGCGACCCGTTGATAAAATCTATCTGACTGTGGACACATTCAAAGAAATGGGGATGATGCTACCCAATGGCAAGGGCAAAGAGATCCGCCGTTATTTTCTTGAGTGCGAGCGTGAACTTAAACAGGTCAAGACCAAAACTCAATCTATCTCAGACAAGCCAACACCCCATGAGATTTTTGATTTCGTGACAATGATCCTGAGTATCACTGAACTCGATAAAAACTTAATTGCAGCGTCCGCCGCCAATCATGTCGCTAAATATTATCCTGCACTCCGTCCCTCGGCTGAAGACTTGAAAAAGGAATTGGTCATCGAAGTTAAGGAAAAACTTCTGACACCCACCGAAATTGGAGTCATCTTAGAAAAGCGCACTGGCATCAAATACAGTGGCAGACGAATTAATCAATTGTTAGCCGAGAATGGATTGCAAACTCCTAACCCCACGGGGAAAGATCCGGCTTGGGTTCCAACTCCAGAGGGGAGTGCTTTTTCCAAACTATTACTTGCAGCGCAGAAGGGCGTTAAGGATGCGACTAGACAACATTTGCAGTGGTTTGAATCCGTTGTAGATGTTTTGGCGTAACCCGATCACTCTAACTTAAAAAACACAAAATTATGACAAGAATTGCGCCACAAGAACGGGAAATCTGGAAACACTATAAAGGTGGTTTGTATCAGATTATCAGAATAGGATTCAATGAACCATACAACGTCCCGTGCGTCATCTATAAATCGCTCCGAGATTCAAAAAATTATGCCCGTCCGGTTGATAATTTCATGGAGACGTTAGGGGATATTTGTCGGTTTGAAAAGGTTGAATCTTCGTCACCTTCTGACATTATTGAAGTCGCCGAAGGAATCTATCAAAGTATAACGGATGGAGAGCTACCGTCTCAACTTGAGGAGCCCTGGAACAAATATCAAGATAAATATGGCGACATAATGGTAGCGAGTGAAGCAGATGATTTGATCTGCGCCATCATCCGATACACACTAGAGGTGTCTAAAAACTATGATTATTAACAACAAATCCCAACCTGTAAAAACTTAAATCTGTTGTAGATGTTTTGGCAGCGTAGAAGGTTGAAATAACAAAACCCCAGGGGTTGAATCCTGGGGTTTTTGTTGTTTAGATCATGAGAATGCTAACAGTATCCATTCTTTCTCAGTTCTTGTAGCTCGTGAAACCCCCAAAACTGCTTAACGGGGATAAAACCATCCTCTGTTTCAACTCTTACTTTTTTCTCGGTTTCAATAACCTCGACAACAACTTTACCTAAAAACTTTAACCCGACTTTAATCCAGTTCGTGTCCATTTTTTGCTCCGTACAATTCGTTAATAGCCTGTTGACAATATCGCTCCGTGTTCCCTGTCCCTGAGCTACCAGGGCATCTAATTTAGCTAGTAGCTCCGGTTCTATACCAAGCGATGTTTTAATCCGCTTGACGGCTCCTATTGGTTTTCTGCCAGTGCCGTGGTAGGAGCCGCCCCGTCCGATATATGGTGATTTAGACTTCACTTAGGATTCTTTTCATGTCGTTAAACTCCTTGATGGTTTTAACCTTTTCTTCGTAAGACATGGATGACAAGCTGTTCAAATAATCTACTGCTTGCTGTTTTGTTTCAAAGTTTTGCCGTCCCAATTGTGCGCGATGACCCCAGTTGATTGGCATCTGAAGATCGTCAACCTTGATTTTTTTGATTGAGGCTAAATCCTGACTCATGCTGGCAACTACGCAATCGTTAGCATAGTGGATTCTGATCGAATCTCCGTAAAGCCCAACTCCGTAACCACTGCGATTTTTTTGAGTATTCATGGCGTTTCCTTTGTGCGTTGTGTTTTTTACCTTGATCTATTTATATCATAAGGGTTTTAGATTTGTCAAGCATTAATCTAAAATTCCCTCTGGGACTGGGTTAGACACCAAAAAACACGGGTTTGACCCCGTGCCTTTTGGTTGTTATGTGGCGATCGCCTAATTCCCTGACTCAATAGACCAGCTAGAATAAGCCTCGATATCGTAGAAGCGGTCGTCTATTAAGGTTTGATCCTCAATATCCCTATAGTTTTCTGCCATGATTTCAAACATCCGAGCAAACGGGTCAATGTCTAGGGAAGTTTTGCCG